ACAAGAAGGGTCACACTATAGGATCAACGTATATAACTCAGCGGGTACGCTACTCAACTAAGGTATAGAAATGGCAATTCCAAATACAAGAGATGAATTAATTGACTACTGTCTAAGAGCACTGGGTAGTCCAGTGGTCGAGATTAATGTCGCTGACGAACAGATAGAAGATCGTGTAGACGAAGCGTTACAGTGGTTCCGTGAACATCATCCGGATGGATCTAGACGTTTCTATCTCAGTCATGCAATGACTCAAAACGATATTGATAATGGATATGTCGATCTGGGTACTGAAGTTATGCAGGTCATTCGTATGTTCCCCGTGAATAACATGACCGCTTCTACTAACTTCTTTGATATTAAGTATCAGATGATGTTAAATGATATCACTGACCTAAATAATTATGCAGGTGATATTGCATACTATGAACAAATGCAACAACACCTTTCTCTACTTGATATGAAATTAAGTGGTGTGCCTATAATTAACTTTGATAGACAGGGACAAAGACTCTACTTCTATCAATCTAAAGAAGACTTTGAGGTAGGTAGTTATATTATGTTAGAGGTGTATGCAGATATTGATCCGGATACTGGTGTCTTATCTGATTATGTTTCTTTGTGGAATCACAAGTTTTTAAAGAATTATACCACAGCATTGATCAAACGTCAATGGGGAATTAACATGTCTAAGTTCGAAGGTATGACACTGCCTGGCGGGGTGACCATATCGGGTAGACAGATTCTAGAAGATGCGAATCAAGACATAGAAATGGTTATGACTAAGTTTAGGGAAGAAGAAGACATTGGCCCAATGTTCTTCGTGGGGTAATTAATGGCTACTAATCCATGGATTTCAAGAGGTGCACGTAACGAGCAAGGCTTGTACGAAGACCTAGTAATCGAGTCTTTGAAGTTCTACGGAGAAGACGTATATTACTTGCCTCGTGAAATTGTCAATAAAGATAAAGTGTTCCTTGATGACGTACCATCACGGTTCTCTGACTCCTATAAGATTGAAATGTATGTCGAGAACCAAGAAGGGTTCGAAGGTGAAGGAGATCTATTCTCCAAGTTTGGTGTGGAGTTACGTGATCAAGCAACATTCGTGGTTGCCCGTAGACGTTGGAAAAAACTGATCGGTGATAAACTAGATGCACACAACTTCCGTCCACGTGAGGGAGATGTCATTTATCTACCTCTGTCAAATTCTATCTTTGAGATCTACAAGGTAGAGACCGAGACTCCGTTCTATCAGTTAAGTAATCTACCTACCTTCAGACTTCAGTGTGAGTTGTTTGAGTACAACGATGAAGACTTTGATACTGGTGTCGATACTATCGATGTGGTTGAAGATGAGTCTGCATACCAGTACAAACTAACCATGATGTCTCCTACGGTTGCAACTGCAAAAGGAACAACAACAATTACTTCAGATGGTGTAGTTACTGAGATTCTTGTAACTGATCGTGGACAGGGTTATTCTGTTGCGCCAACAGTCACTATTAGTGACAACCCTGGCGGTCTTTCCAAACTAGGAAATTCATCTCTAGACGTTAACCGTGGTCGTGGTTTAGAATCAACCTTTAGTCAAACCGGATTGCATGGTACTGTCGAAGCATGGATACAGACTACCACACTTCCTCAGTCGGGTCAATCTATATTTTTCAAAATAGGTGGTGACGGAAATGATCAAGAAAAAACTTACTTCTGGGGTGTTGACAATTTAGGACAACTGGTATATAGTAGGGGTGATAATGGGGGAGGTTCAGTTACTAGTTTAACTGGTGGTACTGCTCTATTCCAAACAGGAGATTGGCACCATTTACTAATCGGTGCATTCGACACCAACAACATAGTCATCTACTTCGATGGCGCTAAGGTTCTCGACACAACTCTTGCAGGTGTGACTTGGAACTGGGTAGGGGACGAAGGATTCTCTATTGGTTCTACTGCTGCACGTAATGTGGACGGAGTTGATTGGCTTGCACTGAACGGATTCATCGATGAGTTCCGTGTACAGGTAGGAACTAAAGCACAACTTTTAGAACCAAGATATGTTGTATCAGGTAACAGTGATAGTATCGAAACAGACAATTCAACTTATGAATGGGATGATGATGCAACCTACGATGCCGTACTTAATCACTTCAATGCGATCTCGGCAACTGCAACTGCAACTATCACCGATGATGGTAAACTGAATGCAGTAGAACTGCAACAAGCAGGTCTCTACTACAACGATGAACCAACAATAACATTCTCTGCACCTTACACTGGTGGTAACTATGTCAAGAATGAAATAGTAACTCAGACCACCGGATCTTATACCATGAAAGGTGAAGTTGGTAGATGGTCAGATTCAGACAATGTTCTTTACCTCGCACACGTAGGTGCAACCGATGGTAAGTTCCATACGTTCAATTCATCTAATGCCGTTGTCAGTGAGTCGGCAACCTATTCACCTACACTAGTAGAAGAGTTGAATTATATACAACAGGTAGACACTGTAGGTAATAGTGAACCTGTCACACAGAATGATTACTTTGATGACTTTGAAGGAGACTTCTTAGACTTCTCAGAGAACAATCCATTTGGAGATATCTCATAATGTTTGGTACACACTTTTATCACAAAAGAGTTAGAACTGCGGTATCCGTATTTGGATCTATGTTCAATAACATGTATGTTTTGCGGCAAAACGCACAGGGTGAAACTATATCTCAGGTGAAGGTACCGTTATCCTACGCACCTAAGAGAAACTTCCTAGAACGTCTGCAACAGATGACTAATGAAGATGCGGAACGTAGGGTCGCAATGAAACTTCCTCGTATGTCATTTGAAATCACTGCAATGACATATGACTCTATTCGTCAGTTACCTAAGACAAATGTGTTCTCTAGTGCAATTTCAGGAGATACTAATAAGAAGAACAAATTCTTCGCTGTAACTCCATACGATATAACTTTTGACGTAAATATCTATGCAAAGTCTCAGGACGATGCACTGCAGATCGTAGAACAGGTTCTACCATATTTCAACCCACAGTATACTTTGAGTGTAAAACCATTCGGATCCACCCATCCTGATATTAAAGAAGATGTTCCAATCATTCTTCAGTCAGTTTCATTGAGTGATGACTTCGAAGGATCTATAGGTGATCGTAGAACGATTGTTTATACACTTAGTTTTAATATGAAAATTAACTTCTATGGGCCACTAGGTACTCAGGGACTTATCCGTGAAGTTAACAATCAACTATATATTCTTGAGGGAGATAATGATAATGAGGTATTCCAAACCAGAATGAAGATCACTCCCACTCCTGCAGGGGTTAGTCTTGACAGTGATTACGGATTTAACATTGCTTATTTAGATAGTGCGATATAATGACAGACAAAAAAGTAGAATCGGATCACGAGTATTCTCGTGAAGTCCTCTATAACCTAATTGAAAAAGGTCAAGAGGGTATCGAAGAGATGATGGAATTAGCCCGTCAGTCTGAGCATCCTCGTGCATTTGAAGTTCTTGCAACCATGATCAAAAATACTGCAGAAGTCTCTGACCGACTGGTCGCACTCCATACGAGTAAAAAGAAACTGGAGATTATGGATCGTCCTGCTTTAGAAAACAAGAGTGGGGACACCAATAACATTTTTATAGGGTCAACCACAGATCTACAGAGATTTCTACAGAATGAGAAAACCGTGATTGAACATGACGATACAGAATAAAGAATCCTATTTAGGTAACCCGAATGTAAAAAGGGATGGGGTATCAGAAGAGTGGGACGCACACAAGATAACCGAATACAAGAAGTGCATGGAAGATCCTGCATACTTCTGCACGAATTATGTAAAGGTGGTGCATCTTGACAAAGGATTGGTGGACTTCAAGTTATACCCATATCAGGAACAAATGTTCCACCATTTTAACGATAATAGGTTTTCTATCATACTTGCTTGCCGCCAGTCTGGGAAGTCTATATCGTCAGTTGGTTTCCTCCTTTGGTTCTCTCTATTCCACCCTGAAAAAACTATTGCCATTCTTGCCAACAAAGGTGCAACCGCAAGAGAGATGCTCTCAAGAGTCACCCTCATGTTGGAGAATCTCCCGTTCTTCTTACAGCCTGGCTGCAAAGCTCTTAACAAAGGTTCAATTGAGTTTAGTAACAATTCTCGAATCATTGCTGCTGCTACTAGTGGGTCTTCTATTCGTGGTATGTCTGTTAATTTACTTTTTCTCGATGAGTTTGCTTTCGTTGAAAACGCTGCTGAGTTCTACACGTCAACGTATCCAGTAATTTCATCTGGTAAAGACACTAAGGTAATCATCACATCTACCGCAAACGGTATCGGTAATCAGTTCGAGAAGATCTGGACGGGTGCTGTACAAAAGACGAACGAGTACAAACCCTTCCGTGTGGACTGGTGGGATGTGCCAGGCAGAGACGAAAAATGGAAGGCAGAGACAATTGCGAATACTTCCCAATTGCAATTCGACCAAGAGTTTGGCAACACCTTCTTCGGGACAGGTGATACCTTAATCAACGCAGAGACCTTGATGTCACTACGTGCAGTCGCTCCCTCTAACGTATTAGAAGGTGGTGACTGTTTAATTTATGACGAACCCAACCCTGAACATGAATATATCATGACGGTGGATGTGTCAAAAGGAAGAGGACAGGATTATTCTACCTTTCAGGTCATCGACATTACGGAGCGTCCGTTTAGACAGGTTGCTGCCTATCGCTGTAATACTATTTCTCCACTACTCTTTCCTAATGTTATATATAAGTACGCAACTCTCTACAACGAAGCGTGGGTTGTAGTAGAGTCAAATGATCAAGGAACTGTAGTTTGTAATGGTCTGTATTATGATTTGGAGTATGAAAATCTTCACACATCTTCCGCAGTAAAAGCAAACGCACTAGGTATTGAGATAACCCGCAAGACTAAAAGACTTGGGTGTTCATCTATCAAAGACATACTTGAGAATGGTAAACTAGATATTAGAGATGAGAATACAATACTAGAAATCTCTACGTTTATCGCAAGAGGACAGTCATACGAGGCATCCGATGGGAACCACGATGACTTGATGATGAACTTAGTAATGTTTGGATACTTTGTATCTACACAGTTCTTTGCAGACATGACAGATATAAATGTCAAACAAATGTTGTTTGATCAGAGGATGAAAGAGATAGAAGCTGATGTTGTACCATTTGGATTCGTAGATGACGGAACAGATTGGGCAGAGCAACAAGACAACACACATGAAGGATGGCACTCTATTGAACATGTTCTGGATACCGGAGAGTTCTGAAAACATCGATTACTATAAATAAAGGTATTGAATATAACCGTATTATGATAATCGTATTATTCGTTAACGAAACTAAAGGAAAATGCTATGGCTGTCAAACCCGCATCTCCTAGAATCAATATCAGCGAAATCGACAAGACAGGCATTGTACCTGCAGTCGGTTCTTCTGGTGGTGCATTCGTAGGAAACTTTCGTTGGGGGCCCGTACATGAGAGAACACTAATCGCAGATGAGACTGGATTGGTTACTACTTTCGGAACCCCTGACACCGCTAATTCAGTGGACTTTCACTCCGCTGCTTACTTTCTAAAATACTCACAAACTTTGCAAGTTGTACGTGAGAACAACGGTGGGCAAAACGCTCACGGTGCCGTCACTAAATTTGCCGGTGATTCAGATGGTAACTCATTGATTGTAAATAATCAGTCACATTGGGATAACACTGTTTCTTCTGCGGTAGGCGAAGGTGCATCTAAAACTTCTTCTGGTACTTGGGTTGCAAAATACCCAGGCGACTTAGGTAATGCACTTACTGTATCTTTCTGTCCTGCTGCTGATTCTGCAAGTGCAGATCACTTTACAGGTTGGGCATATGCAGATGATTTTGATGGAAAACCCGGCACTTCATCTTATGCATCCACTAATGGTGCATCTAATGACGAAGTTCACGTTGCAATCATTGACCGTACTGGTGCCATCTCTGGTACTGTAGGTACTGTTCTAGAGAAGTTTGCATATCTATCTGCTGCTAAAGGCGCAGTTACTCCAGACAACTCACCTAACTTCATCTCTGACGTACTGAACGATAACTCTCAGTATATCTGGAATGGTTACTTCGGTGATGACTCTGCCTTCGGTTCTAGTTTTAGCAACCTTGGTCAGAACTGGGGAACTACACCAGACGTAGACACTGCAACCAACTATGGTGTCAGTGCTGCTCTGACAGATGGAATGCGTACAGTTAACCTTGGTGGTGGACAAGCTT